TATACCGACCATAATCCATTGGCTTCTCCTCATAAATAGCCTCAGGTCTAATCACAGCCTCAACCACTGGTTGCTTACCTAAAAAGATACAAATCGCCTTACCTCTTAACTCAGGATTTAATCCACAAATAAACTTGTCAATATACTTACCCTCATCCCTTACAAACTCCTGACCATAGAAGGAACCAATATACCCTTTGTAAAGCTTCTCTACATCACCAGAATAAGTTACAGCTTGGAAAAATACTGGATCAGTCAAAAGTCTATTCTCCGCTTGCTTGTTAATTATCACTAAATAAGTCCCATAACCATCACCAGTATAAGACGGAACATTCAAATCATGTAAAATCTGAGCAAACTTAAGAATATGAGACATCGTTAAATCAGCAGGAGTTTTTCCATCAATAGTATGGGCAGTCGTATCATAAGTTACTTGTGTAATCGTTATCGGAGTAAATATTCCATCAACATCTCTCATAAATGATTTGGTCGGAGCTAAAGTCTTGCCTGTATCATAATACACATCACCATTAGATTGAGCAATTCCCAAAACATCAAGATAAACAAATGCATTCATCAATAAATCCCTTTCAATAGACGCTACACCAATCTGACTAAACTTCTCCCTTGCAAGTCCTTCAATATCTACAAATGAAAATAAATCCGCCCTCTCAGTATGCCTGAACTGTTTACCCCTTTCAGCAATTTGAATTAAGAACCTACCAAAATTGAGATTGAATTCAGGTAGAGCATCAAATTCTCCTACTTCATTCCATAAAGCTTCCTCTGGTCTAAAGAGATCCTTCGGAACCATAAATTTGTCAGACATCTTCTCAGTAAATCCAGTAATCTTATCAACATACCGCCTAAAATTCGAATGAACAAAAGTAATCTTCCATAAATCTCTTGATAGCTCAGTTCGTATGACTGCTCGTGCATCTGTAGTATCAAAGAAATTATCCGCTGTAATTTTAGCTTCAGTTCCTGAAACTCCTAATTCTCCCCAAAATAAATCAGCCATGACTTACACCCCCTTATTGTTGTTTTTCTATTGGTAGACCGCTCGGAGTAGATAAATCTAATCTACCCCGATCAACGGTCTGATCATCCATATGGTAAATCATATGATACTTCGTCGTTATATATGGCAATGCTTTCTTATAATCTCTCATTAAATCTCTTACTGTATAAGGTCGTCTGTTCTGTTGCTTATCAGGTATGTAATATGGATTGTATTGTTGTAGTCTTCTTAATTGGTCTGCTAATGTTTTTGTTGCTTCAAGAGTTAAATCTTTTGCCCGCTCAAGATATGTATAATAGTCTCCTTGTCTTCTTCCTGTTTGAATATCTAAGATATACTGCCGATAAGCAATCGGTTCAATTGTTTGAAGCAAACTATTTAAATTTTCAAAATTAGCGTATTTAGCAACAAATCTTTGTCTACCGACTGCTATGTCATGTAAATCTGCATTAGTTAAATATTCTGCCCCTGGAAATGGTTGATTTGTTTGCGTAACCGTTTGTTCTGACTGGTTCTGTATCTGTTGTTGTGTTTGTTGTATTTGTTGCTCTTCTTGTTCTTGAACTGATTGCTCTATTTGCTCCTGTGGTTCGGAAACTTCTTGATTATTTAAATTTACTGGTTGTTTCAACCATTCAAACAATTTATTTAAATCCATATTCCCCTCCTTATGTTATATTATACATCAATTCACTTTCTTTGTCAAGAGGTATCCACTTGTAAAAATACAAACAATGTTCTTTCTTATTATACTGCACTACCACACAATTAAAAGCCATACTCAAAATATTCAACATGTTAATCTGATACTCACTCAATTGATTGTTCCAATTTTTAACTTCATAAAATCCACTCGGTAAACCAAATTTTGCTTGCACAACCAAAAAATCAGGTAAACCCCTTATCACAGGACAATACAACTTAAACGCCCGAATAAAAACAAACTTTTTCAAAAAATTGTTAATATCTCGTTCAATACGAAACACCTTATTCCGAGGTAAACTTAACTTAAAAATAACTGGCAGGGAAAACATAAGTTGGTGTTCTCAAATACTTAAACCTCTGAGGTCTACTTTGCTTACATATCTCAACTACAACATACCGTATCGCATCAAGTAAATGCTCATAAAAACCATCCTTCTTATAATTACCATGACTATCAGCCTGAAACTTACCCAAAAACCCCTCCAATGACCTATGAGCTTGATCACTAACCAATAACTTCTTCTTCTCTAACAAATCCTTTACCATCGCTATGCTCTCAACTATCCTCACACGATTACCACGAAAAACAAGCCCATAATCCTTCCTCAACTTTGTAAATAAATCATACCCATCATATATCTCTCTATTTTTCCCTGCGATGTCCCCTACATAAGTTATCATCTGCGGTCGCTTGATATTAAACTTCTTCCTAAACCGCTCTAACATATACTCAATAAATACCTTTAACGGTTGATTGTCTGAAATGTAATCGTCTAAAATCACAATCCGCCCTAAATAATCAACTCCTACCAATGCATACGCCGAATGCCTAATACCAAAATCAACCCCACAATAAAGCGTATAGTCAAATGTTATATCAATCAAGCGATTGTCAATCGTAATAATGTTTTGCTCGTCAAATACATCTTCAAATAAACCGCCACCATAATCAAATGCACCCCATTCACCATCAAGCATAATCTTTCTATAACCTAATGGCTTCATCTCCATCTCAGTTATAAAAGAATGAGATACATTAAACCGCTTAGCAATCACTATATCACCTATCTCATAAAGCTTCTCATACCTAATATTATTACTTACAAAAAACTCTCGCCCATTATAAACATACGGCATCATTGCTTCCCAATCTTTCTTATTAACACGAACCACTAAATAATTATCATAAGTAGATGACCGAACAATGTAAGTATCTTTACGATTTTTCTCAACAAACTCTTTATACACCCAATGCTCTTGTGAACATGGATTAAGTATCAACATACCCTTCGAAAAATCATGCACCAACCTATAACGCTCACTCACCTCAACAAACGCTTCCTTACTTATCCTGTCAACCTCATCAATAATTATCACATTAAACTCATAAGATAACACTGACTTATATTGAGCATTCCTTTCATTAAGAGACAAATAATAAATCTCTACATCCGTTGCCTCGTTTCTTATCACCTGTAAATTCAAATTTGTCGTAATTAATGACTTAAGATACGGACTTTCTGCTAATAATCGCTCAAGACCTGCTACTAATGTGTTTCTTAAATCTCTTAAACTTTCACGAGCAATAAGAATACGAGACCCTTTATACTTCTCATTAGTCAATAACTCATATAAAACGAAAACAGCAAGCTGGGTCTTACCAGAACCCTTACCACCTACAGATACAATCCACCGATAATCCGAATTAAAAAATAAATCCCAAATTTTTTCTTGAACTGGTGAAAGCGTTAATTGCAACATTCTGAAACAAATTATAACTTGACTTCTTGCAAAAACAAGTATATTATTAAACCGATGGATAGAAAAATCATACCCGCTACATCAATACCAGAATTAGTTGAAACATCCGATTTCCATAACATCAATCAAAAACGAGCCATCATTAAATATAAAAACATGATCATCGGTATCAAAGAAGGCGATGTAATAGTTTTGCGGTCTGATAATGAAGATTATCTAATAGCAATCGCTGAATTCATTCGAGATAATAAACATCGGATAGAAATACTACAAGACCCTCACAAACCTCTTTGCCTTTCATTCAAATTACGAGATGGTAATAAAACATACTACCTCGGCTTCGGTCGCCTGAATTTTTTCGAGTATAATTATATTATCAACCTGTTAAGAAAATTTAAAATCATTCAGGATGAATTAACACCATACGCTGATTTATTAATCGAAGATTATAAACAAAATGTCAAATTCTTTTATGAAGGAGTTGCATAATGGCTGTATTATGGTTAACAACTGGAATGGATTGTGGATACATTGAAGAATTCGCTAAGCATGAAGAAGTCTATTTATTTGCTGACTTTATTAGTGCATTCCCAGATATGGAAGACCTCGCATTCGGTAGAAATATCCAAAACGTCCGAATACTTACTGACTTACCACCAGAAATCCTTAACAAAATCGATAAAGTCATAACACTTGATTGCTATTTTGGCTTCCTTATTGAACTTTTTAAACAATTAAATATCGACGTCTTTGGAGCTGGATTAGAAGCTCGACTTGAAAACAATCGTTTATTCCAAAAACAATTAATGCCCAAAACCCCTCGCTATCGTGTTGTAAGCTTCGATAAACTAAGCTACCCAGCAATCACTAAAGTTGACCCAATCTATAGAAATTCCTTCGAAAGCGCAATCATCCGAAACCAATATGAACTCGAATTCTACAAACAAAAACTCATCCAAACAGCTGGACAATTTGCTAAAGACATTGAATATTACCAAGAAGAAATCCTAACCGATATCGAAATCGAATTCGGAATTGATTGCTTATGCCTCGGAAATGGTATCGAACCACCCTTTACTATAGGAATTGAACAAAGCAAAAATACTTACATCGCTAAAATCGTCTATAGAAAAGAAGATATCTTAATGAAACCTTGGGCTATCAATCTTAGAATGTGCGATGCTTTCCTGCAACAAACAAAATACATAGGCTTCTTCTCAACTGAAGAAATCAAAGTCAAAGGAGAAACAGAACCCTACCTAATCGATATCTGCATGAGACTTGCCTTACCATTAGGAACAGCTTACCTTAAATTCTACTCCAATATCTACCAAGCCATCCGAACTAATGTCCCCCTTATCCCAAAAGCTGAATATATCTATGTTATTCCAATATCCTTACCATTAGCTGAACAAACTTTCGTGCCAATCACTTTCAAAGATGAATATATCTTCGAACATTTTATCGCCTTGCAAACCTACTACAAACCTAAAACACAAAAAGACCTCACATTCTACGCCATCAAAGGTTATTCTACTATCGGATGTATCGTCCTATACTCAAATCGCTTGGTAAACTACGAAGAACTCGAAGAACAAGTCAAAAAAATCGAAGAAACAATCATAGCCCCAGACCTAAAAATTGAATACAACACTTTAAAAGAAAACTACGAAAACTTCCAAAAAATGCTCGAAATCCTTGACTTAAATTGATGACCTAACAAATGACACAAAACTTCCTACATCAACATTAGCATCAATTTCTATCTTAACAAATAAACCTACCAATTCGATAGTTTGCATACCTGATACATTATTAAGCGTTTGAGAATAAACTTGCAACCAATTTACATTATCCGTTGATACTTTGATTGTTATAGTCGCTGAACCATTAATGTTGTAAATCAAATAACCATACTTATAAATTTGCGTAGGAAGAACTTTATTGATTATTCCGCTATACGCTCCATTAATTAAATTTGTCGCTTCCTTTAACGGTGCTATGATAAACATTTACTTAAACACCCCAACTAAAATTCCAAATAAAATACCAATACCCAAATACTTGCCTTTCTCAATTAATCCAATTTTTGACTTCCTTTCACACTCTTTCAACGCCGTATCATACAACTGCTTTTGATTTTTGTAAAGCTCTATCTGCTCCTTCAACAACCGATTTTGCTCCTTCAGCATCTCATTTTGCTTCTTCAAATTCTCAATCAAAGCTTCATACTCCTGAACTTCTTGCTCTAATACACGCTTCTGTTTCAGCTCTACTATTATCTGCTTCGCCTGCTCCTCAGAAAAACATACTTCATATGCATAAACATTCCCCATTACTAACAAACTTCCCAATAAAACACTTATCATCCACTTAAACCATCTAAGCATCACACCAGCCTCCACAACAATCATCAAAATCCCAACCATATGTATGAACAACTCTCCAATAACAATGCACAGAACATACCCATTTATTCCACGCCTCAGTATTCTTCAACCTCCAATCATCAACCCAACTTCCATCTATGAATTTACCTTCAGCACTTTTAGTTCTCTCTTTACCACAATGAAAACACCTAATCACCTCTCCCATACCTCTCACCTCCTTTACCTTATTTGCACTTCATATCCTAAACTTCTAAATTCTCGCACTATCTCTTCAACATTCTGTGGCTTCTGTATCTGCATCCTTTGCTTTTTCAAGACTACTATCTTTTTTTCTCTCAACATCTGCTCCTTCTGCAAAGCTTCTAATTGCTCTTGTAACTGCTGTATTTGCTCATCCTTCTGCTTAATCAATTGCTCTTGCTGTTTGATTGCCTGCCTAAAAACAGTCTCTTGCCTCTTCATATGCATAACTAACCACAAAACAACTACTAACAAACCTACCACAATTAAAACCCAAAACCAACGTCTACCAATAACGATAGGTACGCTCGATAACCCCATTCCGATACTTCACTCCATTCTTCCAAACTTTAAATCCGTAGTTGTAATTTATATCACAATTCGTCCGCCACTGCAAACACTTCCCAGCTTGTTTCCAAACACAAATACTCTCCACATACCGCCCATTACACAACTCAAACGCTCTCTCCCATATACAATCTGCTTGCACTGCCTCCCTATTCAC